GCATATCTCTGGCCAGACGTAACTGCGCAAGCCACTGAAGAAATAGCAGCCGTAGTTGCTGTTGCAGCAGTCGTGATCGTATCGCCAGCATCTGCAAGAGAGGTCGTACTGAGATTCTCCAAACAAACTCCTAATGCATCAACAAACGCTCCTGAACCGTTACTCACAGGAATATATCTGTTATCAGCCGTACCGGTCGCGTCTAACATAAGACCTTCACCATTAGTGATGGAAGTCGCATGATAGACAGGAACATCGCGGATGATAGGTTCTGCACCTGATAAATCATAATGATATTTCAATTTAGTCTCCTTTTGCTTTAGGGAACGATAATCCTTCCCTCGGGATGCGTGCCCTTGTTTTGCTCAACAATCCGGTTGAACTTCGGTGTATTAAACGGAGAATATGGATGGAGATTATTTCTTCCAGTCTCATATTGAAACGGCAAGTTGCATCTTTTGCAACGATACCGTAACCGGTAAGGGCCTATGTTCTCAATAAACTTGATATCAGGACAATCGCAAGTCGGACACCTAAGTTGTGATCCGAATGCCGCCTTATTTAAGTCTTTGCGAAATATACCCATTTCCGCTCCTATGTTTTCATGTTTTTAATATAATCTGCTTCGTTAATCCCTAAGGCCATGCATGCGTTCTTTTGCTCAGGCGTCAACGTCACAGCTCCTGGAACCACCGGAGGAGTAGAAACTCCGCCAGCCGGTAATCCAACAGCTAATTCGCCGGCCTGATATCTGCGTAACATTTCGGCTTCCATCTCAGTTTTAGTCCTAGCTATTACGCCATCCATCTTCTGACCGCGGACAGCATAATAAGCAAGTTCAACGATACCCGGACGAGTTCTCTGATCTGGAGGTAGAGAACGGACATACTGACGAACCTCAGTACGGAAATTATTGAAATCAGGATATTTCACCGTAAGAGCACTTTCCTGATAATCAAGATCAGCGGTGATTCGATCATACCAGTTCAACGCTGCCATCAGTTCCGTCTGAACAGCTTTACGCGGATCAGTTTCCCACAAACGGTCTAACTCCTTCGCAAATGCATTTTCAGGAGGCGCCACCGGAGGATTAGGAACTGCGTTTCCGTTAATGTCAAATAACACATTTTGTCCAGCAATTTTCTTTAAAGCATCCAATTCAGCCTGGAGAGATTGACGTTTCTCCCTCTCCTCATGCAAAGCTGTAATAGGAACTAACGTAGGTGGTACTGTTCCCGGTACCGCGGGTTCACCAGCTTTCGCCGCTGGAGATGGCGTAACCACCGGAGGTGGTGTAACCGGTTTAGCCGGTTGGGCTGACGGGGTAGCGACTCCTGCCGGTTGCGCTACGATTGGTTCGGGCATTTCTGCTCCTCTGTTACAGGACGAATGCGGTCATCCTGGGACCGGGCGTCTGTTAGCGAAGACGAACGCTTGCCGAAGATTCTTTCCCAATCTTCCGCCTTGAGGGCCGGGACCGTGAAAGACTTCTGCCGATATTTCATTGTTCTTCTCTCTCTATAACAATAGTGGGAAGATTTTTTACTTTCTCATAAGCAGCAATAGTCTGTTGGATATTAGACAACTGTTCCGGTATGCACCCGCGAAGTTTCAATTCCTCGGCACGTATCCAAGAATCTAATTCTCTAATAACCTCTTCCCAATTCCCGCTACTTCTTATTTCCTGCGCTTTCTCGTAATCCACTATTGCTCCTTTTAAAATACTTTTTAATATATTCTTTTACCGCCTCGGATTTATATCCTCTCTGTACATTCCCTATCCCATCATGATAAGCCCAAAGAACATTTTCCGGAGTTACTGCTTTCTTATATGCCTGCAACATACTCGGTATCCGTTGTGTCAAAGTCCAATAAGCAATCTTTTGGTTTATTTGAGGATCATATAATTGCTGTGAATTATAATTATCCGAAGGATTCATCTGGTTATAATCCTTCAATGCTATAGGTGTTATCTGGCCCAAACCTCTCGCGTTAGAAACAGGATTATAAGCATTGGGTTTACCACTGCTCTCTATGCTATAAACTGTTTCCGGATTTACCCCAGCATAAAAATCCTGATAATAATTAGGCATTACCGCTTTCAGCAGGAGGAGGACCAAGCATCTCATTTTTAATCTCTTGGGGTGACGCACCTTCTGCAAGTCTTTGTCTAATACGTTCCTGTTCATTGGCAGCCAAACCTCCCTGTTGAATCACATTCGGCTGTTGCTGAATAACTAATTTTTCAATATCCTTGAATCCCATTAATTCAGCGATCCTTTTATTTATCTCCGTACGGTTAACCGTGGGATCTTGTACACTGACTTCCTTGAACCGAAGAAGCTGACCGATTTGAACTTCCTTGTTTAAAGTCTCGGATATGCCTGTAGGTATAAATAATACTCTTGCTTGAATCTGTTCCGGTCTGACCAGGATAGGTTTCTTAGCACCTTCCTTACTTGTCACGTTAATCCATTCCGGACCAGTCATGAATTGTTGTAAGTTCGATAAATAAATGAAGGCCAGATCTTGGATAAAATCAGTCTCCATTCTGCGCAGGACCGGGCGGAACCTCATCCCCGCGGCACCCTGTAGCAGATTGATTCCCATCGCTGTCCGATGCTGGCCTTCTTCAGAAGGCATCAACGGAATAGTAGCCCCAGTACTTTCCCTGAAATCATTCTTAGCGATCTCCTCTTCTTTGTAAGAAGATTGCGTAACATCCGGAGTATCCATCCAACGAACAGAAGTTACGGTATCAGAAACCTTATGCCAAAGTCCCGGACGGGATACTTGAAGTTTTTTAGTATTTATCAAAACATCATTACCATTGTAAAAACCTTGTTTATTAAGAACGAGATCTACGTTATCCAATCTCTGGTTGACTAATTTATCCAATCTTTCCTGAGTAGGAAATCCGATTTGTCCTACGCCGATACCAAACCAGGAAGGATTGATGTCTTCAAATAATTTGAATTTACAAAACGGAGGACGTTGATGATTGAAAGGATTAGGAATAGCGCGGATCTTAACTTGACGGTTGACTACGATAATCCAATAAGGAACGGCCTGATCTACTTTAGGTTTGCCATCTTTTTCATAAGTAACATCCCAGGGACCCCAGTATTCAAGTAGTTCATATTTTTCTCTTGCTTTAAGATTGAGAGTCCTTCCATTCTGATCTACAACTGTAGTGGGGACATCGACTACTGATTCCGAATCCAACGCTTTTTTCAGATTGGTCATCTTAAAGTGAGGATTATCATTAAGCCGTTTTAAATATTCTGCATCACAGAATCTACGTCTGATAAGAGGAAGACCATCATCCATCCTTAACTTAGCCGGATGAGGATATAATTCAAAGAAGTTAACGGCTTTACAATCAGGTCTGTTATCGGTTACGGCCAAGTACCGTTGCTTAGTCCGCGGATCCACCTGCCAGGAACGTTCCACATACCAGGAAGATTCGACATATCCCGTACCCAAGAGAGTACATTGGGTCAAAGCCGGGACGGCTTCACCCTGAACATCCGAAACCCTAAACTGATGAGCGATCAGACCCTTGATGATAATACCCTGTTCTTCCGTAGCTTCTCCGTAAACCTGGCAATCTATGGGAGCCTCGGTAGGAAATAAAGCAGAGAATATCCGGGGAGTGATTGTCTGTTCCGCTTCTATCATCATCGGAACACGAATCTGATTCTGCCAATCATAACTCCGGGCGGGTGGTTTATTCAGCCACATATCATAGATTTTTTTTGCCTTATCGAACCGATCCCTTACAGCAATCTCATATCTCTGAAATTCATCGACTACAAAAGTCACCTGAGGATCACTTTCAGATTTAGTTTCTACGTCGGATTGTCTTACGGTTTTATTGATATTGGCCATCTTCATATCACCTCATAAGTAATGATTTTGACATTCTTTTGTTTATTACATTTACTACCCTTGTAGCTTCACTAATTTTTCTCTTATGCTCTTCTGTCATTACCCGTTTAACAGTATTGACCAATTTTTCCTCGCTTGTTAAATTCTAATCCTTTTGCTTTTATAGGAGCTCCGGTGACTACGGAAAAACCGGTACGCTCCTGCGCTTCCCGGGCCGCATCTTTAGGAGATTTTCCTTCTTTAATTAATTCAGCGTATACTTCTTTGACGTTCATTTCTTCCTCATCTTACTTAAGGTAATCGCTAATCTAGCTCTAGCACCCAACTTACCGCTGTCATGTTTATGCGCCTGCGCCATTGCTGAAACTGATTTACCCGCACGCTTAGCCGCAGCTTTGAATGAACCGGGTTTTTTAATCGCATCCTGGATCCAGTTACCGCCTTCCCTTACAACGTGTGCCATCTTGTCCCTCCCTGGCCGGCCCTCTTGCTGTCACCTTAGGCGGCATAGGTTGCATTGGTCTGTTCTTCCCTAAAATTCCTTTTGCTACCCTTGAACCTCCGGAACTTGTACCATGAGTAGCCATCAAAGTTTCCTCCTCATAATCTCTCTACAGAGTTTCAATCTATTCCACCAATTTAATTTATTTACGAAAACCCTGAAACCCTCAGCGACTTTTTTGCGTTCTTCCTGAATCATCTGGCGTTTAAGATGTCCAAGTTCCTTACGTATCTTCTTTGCTTGGCGTCCGTTCATTAAAATTCACCAGCTTTCCTTTCAATAAGAGAATGATAACTTTGCGATGATACCTGCGTTGTAGGATATTTCGCATAAGTACCTTCATATTTTATTTCAGTATCTTCCTCGTCGGGAACGATATAACGAGGTTGATGATTATAAATATATCTTAAACAATCCATAAAATGATCATGTTTCTTTTTTGCCATGTCCTTTGGCCCCTGCTCTTCCCGATTGCGCCTGTATTCTTCCCAAACATAATGTTGGAACTCGTAGATCGTCTGTCGACAATTCCTGCTGACCCTGAGCTGGGGAATTTCCGTTTTAAATATAGATGAATATCGCGCCTTCAGGGCCTGTCGTATGCGCGATTTTCCCAGCGCAGGATCAGAGTTAGCACGCTCGCAGTACACGCCATGCTTCATAAGTTCCTTCCGGATATTGAAACCTCCGGCCACAGCATTGTCTTTATCGTTATGAGGATCTATGAGTCTAATGCGGGGAATAAGGTCCCCTTCCTGGGCATGTATCGCATGAGCAATCTGCTCGATATCCATGTCTGCTAGCCATAGTTCATCATAGATCCAATGGTTATCGTTGTTATCAACGGCGAACCACATGACTGCCGTTGGCGTCCTTTCGTGAGGGTCTATAGCCATGTACCTAGTCCAAGTAGGTTTGATAGTAACAGGTTCGCAAATGTTAATGTCCGGGTTGAACTCTTTATATATAAGACCCGAGAGGTGAAGGAATCTCCCGTGGATCCTAGCCTCTTTCTCCTCCTCTGTGAGGGATTGTTCGAATTCGTGTATGGCATCTTCACTAAGATGCGGATTGTCCCGGATGTCTGCTGTAACAACAAAAATCCGTTTGACGTCTGTATTCGTATAGATCTCATCATATATCCATGGTTGGTTGAGGGGTGTAAGAGTAAACCAAACCCGTCCTTTATAGTCAACTAGACCCCTAAGGGTAGCTATATATTTTTCTCGTGGCGGTGGTTCATCAAACCAAGCTATGTGGCCTTTCCACCCCTCAAATGCCTCAACTGACTGTTCATAAGTTAGAATATCGAAAACCGAACCGTTTTTTAAAATCCATTTTACCGGTATCCCTAATGGATTACGAATCTTACGCTTAACCAAACTCATGTCAAGCCACTCTTCCAAGAAGGGAATGATCACTTCGCCAACGCCTTTCTGGTAATCCGTAGCTACGATGCGGCCTTTTATCGGATAAGCGAAGCGGGATTCCTTCGGATACCAATCCGGATAGATACCCGTGATGTGAAAGAGGAACTCCATCCCGCCGCAAGTTGTCTTTCCGCAACGGTTTCCACCGAAGAGAGCCCTGATCGGCGCTTCAGAAAAGTGGAAAGGCCTCAGTTTCGGATTCGGTTCATAGAAGAGTATCTTTTGACTCTTCCTCAGCTGTACTTCCTGATCCAAGAGAAACAGGTATTTC